CCGAATTAGCGGTGATTTTAATAAAGGTATTCCGCTCGGCAAGGTTACAGTATTTGCCGGCGAGTCAGGTGCAGGTAAATCCTACATCTGCTCAGGAAATATTGTAAAACATGCCCAGCAACAGGGCATCTATGTTGTACTAATCGACAGCGAAAACGCACTTGATGAATCATGGCTTCACGCTTTGGGTGTTGACACTGGCGAAGACAAGCTCCTCAAGATGAACATGGCAATGATTGATGACGTTGCTAAGACTATCTCTGACTTCATGAAGGGCTACAAGGCCATGAATGATGAAGACAAGCCTAAGGTTCTATTCGTCATTGACTCACTTGGCATGTTGCTCACTCCGACTGATGTTAATCAGTTCGAAGCAGGTGATATGAAGGGTGATATGGGTCGTAAGCCTAAGGCACTGACTTCACTCGTTCGTAACTGCGTTAATATGTTTGGTTCAAATAACGTTGGTCTTGTTGCAACTAATCACACTTATGCATCACAAGATATGTTTGACCCTGATGATAAGATCTCAGGTGGTCAAGGCTTCATCTATGCATCATCTATTGTTGTTGCAATGAAGAAGCTAAAGCTTAAGGAAGATGAAGACGGTAACAAGGTCAGTCAGGTAAACGGTATTCGTGCTGCTTGTAAGGTCATGAAGACTCGTTACGCAAAGCCTTTTGAATCGGTTCAAGTCAAGATTCCTTATACTACTGGCATGAGTCCTTACTCAGGTCTTACTGATATGTGTGAAGCATTGAAGATGCTCAACAAGGAAGGTAACTCTCTTGTGTATAGCAAGCTTGATGGAACTATCATTAAGAAGTTCCGTAAGGGCTGGGAAGCAAATGACGATGGTTGTCTTGACGCTATCATGGAAGAATTCGAACGTAAGAATTCTAAATTAATTGTTGCGGAAGAAGCAGCAGCAGTAGAAGAGGATGTTGCGGAATGAGCTTATCTCTTATCAATGAAGTTTGGAAGCTATTGAAGCCGAGCATTGAAGCAGGTGATACTGACGGTGCTGCTGAAACTCTAGTCAACTATCTCGTTGAGGAAGAGATTGCTTCTGCACATGAAATTAAGTCAACATTTCGAGGTGACAAGGATATCAAGGCTGCACTTGATTTTTACTTAGAAACTCCGGATTCTGGTCTAGTGCATGAATATGATGATGACCTAGACGAAGATGACTACTACGACGATGACGATAATTATAACGACGATTACGAATGACTTGGTACGGCAAAATCACTCAGGATTTGAGTCACATTCCTGATTTCATTACTCATTATGAGAATGAAATGATTTCCGCAAAAAATGATGTTAAGGTGTACGGTAATGTTGAAAAGAACATTGCCGCACTACCCGGAGTCACGGAGTATCGCTTTAATCAATTACAAGAGATTGAAGCGGTACTCAACTTCCTAAATATTCAGTTACGTAAAATAAAAAGAAACTATTTCAAAAAGTATCTTGAAAATTACAACAGACAACTCACTCCTCGTGATGCTGAAAAGTATGCAGAGGGTGAAGATGATGTTATTGATTTTGAAGTGCTAATCAATGAAGTTGCCTTACTACGCAATAAATGGTTAGGCATACTTAAAGGCATTGACGCAAAACAATGGCAATTAGGACACATTGTTCGTCTACGCACCGCAGGCATGGAAGATGTTACTATTGGGTAACAAGTCTATTGCTTATTTCCAACAACTCATGTAGTGTGAAATAGTAAGGAGAACACGATGAGAAATATGACAGCAATTGCTTGGGATGATTTAGTTGATGCTTCGGAATCCAAAGATACCGAAGTCCGTTATAATTTCACGACAGACCCTTTGCTAATCAGTTGCACTCTTTATCGTTTGATAAAGGAGTCACGAGAAACCGATTCCATATCGTATCTTAATTGGTCTTTAAACGAACACGCTGACAAGATTGTAAATAAAATTACCGATCAGGATCGTGTGTTTGCCGAAACCCTTAAATCATACTATATGTCTAAGTTGCTTATGGCTAAATTGCGCGGCGATGACTTCACTAAGTTTAAAACTGATTTGATGCAGTATCTACACGATTCTCCTAATACTCTCACTTCACGTTTTATTGGTATGGTATATAAACTGCCTTACTTCTACGAATATGATATGAAGCTTGTTGAAATTTTTGGTGGAGAACGCAAAGACCTTGGTCCTGCTAGACACCGTGATAGGGAAGACATTACGCTAACCTTTATTGCTAAAGCCGATAATGGACAGAAGCGTTCTCGTAACTATGAATACTGGTTTAAAGATGACACTGACACTCGCATTCTACTAGAAGTAGAAAAGCACAATCCCGTAAGAAATCTTTGGGAACAGAGCATTCAGGCTGGCAAGTTAAACGTTAATACTCTTTTTGAAAAGAAGCGTAGAGATAACCTAGAATTTTACGTTGCTAGGGCGTGGACTATCAATATCTAAAAGGAGACTATAATGAAGGGTGATAAACTAAAACTGCATATTGCAGAACTAAAGCACAAGCATCATCATTTAGAATTGGAAATAAACAAGCTTGTTTATCTACACGGTGACGAAATGAAAATCCAAGAGTTAAAAAAGCGTAAACTCAAATTAAAGGACGAAATAGAATTACACGAGTCTCAACTTAAAGATATCGGTTGACATACATCCTATAATTTGCTATTGTTAATTATAGATAGAAAAAGGAGCAAAATATGAGAAAAGGTGAATTACTCGGCAAAGTCCTAGTTCTCGCTACTAATGCTCATGCAGGTCAATTTGACAGAGGCGGCAACCCTTACATTCTTCACCCAATCAAGGTGATGCATTATCTCAAGACTGATGATGAAGAATTGCAGTGCATCGCCCTATTGCACGATGTTATTGAAGATACCAAAACTACTTGGCAAGACCTTCAAGATATCGGTTGTACTGCTCGTGTTATAGCAGGTGTACGAGTCCTTACAAAGATGCCCGGACAAACCTACGATGAATACAAGAAAGAGGTCTTCGCTAATTTTGATGCAATGCGAGTGAAGTCTTGTGACCTTCGTCATAATACTGATATCCGTCGTCTTAAGGGTGTCACGCAGAAAGACATTGACCGTATGGCAAAGTACAATCAATTCTATCTTGAAATTCAGTCACGACTGAACGGATAAAAATCGTACCCGAGGTCATTTTTCGGTTGACTTCGGGTACCCATTTTGCTATAGTGAATTATAGAAACAGTACAGAGGAATCAATATGTCTCGCATTCTTATCAAGCAAGGTGAATATCGCAACAACCCTGTTATCAACAGCCAGTTTACTCTCGTAAAGGGTTTCCAGACTACAAAGAAAGGTTCGTTTGTGACTGTCAAGAATGATGGTGTGTTTCCCGTAAACATCGATGAAGTTCGCATCAAGGTATCGGACCTTAATGATGTTGAATTTCTTGATGGTGATGCTGCACCGGTCACGGCTACGGTAGCTGAAACTGACCAAGAAGCAATGGACCGCATCGCTACTCGTTTTGAAATCCTCGATGAAATGTCTGCTGCGTGTATCAAAGGAGATATTCGTGCGATGATCGTTTCGGGTCCTCCGGGCGTTGGTAAGTCGTTCGGTGTTGAACAGCAGCTTGAGAAAGCATCGTTGTTTGACAAGATTGCTAACAAGCGTCAAAAGTATGAAGTTGTCAAGGGTGCAATGACTGCACTCGGTCTGTATGCCCAGCTGTATCGCTACAGCGACAAGGGCAACATCCTCGTGTTTGATGACTGTGATAGCGTGTTCGGTGACGAACTTTCGCTGAATATTCTTAAGGCTGCACTAGACAGCGGCAAGCGTCGGCGCATTTGCTGGAACTCGGACTCGCGCCTTCTGCGTGAAGAAGGTATTCCGAATGCGTTTGAATTCAAGGGTTCTGCTATCTTTATCACGAACCTCAAGTTTGAAAACGTTCGCAGCAAGAAGCTTCAAGATCACCTTGAAGCACTTGAAAGCCGCTGTCACTTTGTTGACTTGACCATCGATACCGAGCGTGACAAGATGCTTCGTATTCGTCAGGTCAATCGTGACGCACAGGGTGGCCTCTTCGGCGACTACAGTTTTATGAATAACGAAGCCGAACTTATCCTAGACTTCATGGAAGCCAATCGCACTAAGCTTCGTGAATTGTCAATCCGTACCGCTCTCAAGATTGCTGACCTTGTAAAAATGTCTCCGAATAAGTGGCAGGCTCTTGCTATGAACACGGTCATGCGTCGGGCATAACATGAAGTTAACTCGCATCCCGCTAGATACTAACAACCGCATGCTTCGCATTGGGTTTGGGAAGCATGACGGTCGTTGGTTTGCTAGAATTGATGTATGGTTTTTTGGATTAAGGATTACCCCATAATAATAAATGCCTTTCAACAAACTTTCGGGGACTTCGGTCCCCGTTTCTTTTCCAGAACGCTTGCAAAAATACATAACGGTGCTATAGTATGAATATGACTAATAAGGAACAATTGCTATATTTCTTCCTGCAAGGTAAGATCAGCTTGAGTCAATATGACTACAAGTTTATGGCTAACCTACAAACTATAATCCAAAACAATTCGCGGGTAACGAGCAACCAAGCTGACCTGTTCGATAAGCTTATCAGTAAGTATAAGAAGCAGCTTGCTAAGCAAGGACTTGTTAAGGAAGAACTTAAAGAACTTCCGTGGAAGACAATGATAGTCGAAAGCACCTCAGAGTACACAGGTGCGGTAGTATCATTGCGGGATAATGAACTTAACATTCGTGTTCCGTTCAACAAGTCATTTATTAGCGAGTTTCGTAATGTTCCAAACAATGCATTTGACTGGGACAAAGAAACCAAATCGTATTCGGCTCGGTTCGGCACTACCGCATTAAAAGTTGCATATACTGCCCTTCCGAAGTTCTTCTCTACGGTGCGATATGATGACCAACTGCAAACTATCATCGATGAGTTAAAGCAGTACGAGGAGCTAATTTGGAATCCTACACTAACTAAATACAACGGTGAATTGATTGTTGCGGCAGCTAATCCTATTATAGCAGAATTAATTCAGGATACCGAGTTAACCTTGGAACCACGAACGATATTTAATTTGACTTGCATGGGGATAACTATTGATCCGAAGCTTTACGAAGCTTCTGAAAAATTAAGATTTGCAGCCAGTTCGGTGTACGAAGTCGAGTTGACGGATGTGGAAAACACTATAGGATGGATGAAGAATGTCGGTTGCGAAAATGTTGTGATTGGTAGAGGATTGCGAAGCACTATCAGCCAAGAACATCTATCTAGCATGATTGAAAAGTATGGAATGAGGTCGTTAGGACCACTATCATATGGTACGTTGCCTGATGGTGTTTCTATGCTCATGCAGCATACAAGTAATGTCAACAGTCGAACTCCTTTCACTGGACAAATAACTAAAACAGTCGTGCTAAAAGATAGCCGACCAATCGAGGTCAAATGAACGAAGCAAAAATCATAATTAAGGACGAAGTTAATGTAAAGATTGAGGGTCTAGAACTTTCAGATCGCCGTGCATTGATGAAGAAGTTTGAATACGAAAAGCCGGGGGCAAGATATTTGCCCGCAGTTCGTTTGGGTCGTTGGAACGGCAAGATTAGCTATTTTAGTCTTGCTGGTAGCACTTATCTAAACCTCCTAGAAGATGTTATCACGTATCTGTATGATAAGAATTATGACATTGAATTAGTTGACCATAGGCAAAGTCACGGCAAGTTAGAGTTTGACCTAATCCGTGAAGATAGTTTTTCTGACACTGTATGGCCAAAAGGGCATGAACGTGAAGGTCAACCTATCGTGCTACGAGACTATCAGGTTGAGATTGTCAATAACTTTTTAGCTAATCCTCAGTGCTTACAGGAAGTCGCCACGGGAGCGGGCAAGACATTGATGACTGCTGCTCTATCTAAGTCCGTAGAGCATCTAGGACGCTCTCTAGTGATTGTCCCCAACAAAAGTCTTGTTACACAAACAGAAGCAGACTACATCAACTTAGGATTGGATGTTGGCGTCTACTTCGGTGACCGTAAGGATTACGGCAAGACGCACACAATCTGCACTTGGCAAAGCTTGAATAATTTATTCAAGAACACAGCCGAAGCTGGCGAAGAAAAACTAGATGAATTCTTTTTTGAAGATATTGCTTGTGTAATCGTTGATGAGGTACATATGGCAAAGGCTGATGTTCTCAAGACAATGCTTACCGGAGTGTTCAGTAACATTCCTATTCGCTGGGGACTGACAGGAACCATTCCTAAAGACAAGATGGATCAGGTATCATTGCTCGTATCCCTCGGTCCCGTCATTGGTAAGCTGTCAGCAAAAGAATTACAGGACAAGGGTGTACTCGCACAATGTCATGTTAACATTGTTCAGCTTAAGGATAAGGTTGAGTTCACTAACTACCAGTCAGAATTGAAACATCTACTAGAAGATTCAAATCGCCTTGATACAATTGCCGCATTAATTGACAAAGTGAATCTGACTGGTAATACTTTGGTCCTTGTTGACCGAGTGAATGCAGGAAAAGAAATCGTAAGCAGATTAGGTTCCAATGCTGTCTTTGTAAACGGCGGCACTGGATTAACAGAAAGAAAGGCAGAATATGATGAGGTTGCCACAAGCGACGATAAAATTATTGTCGCAACGTACGGCGTTGCGGCTGTCGGTATTAATATTCCTCGGATCTTTAATTTGGTTCTTATTGAGCCTGGCAAATCGTTTGTACGAGTTATTCAGTCAATAGGCAGAGGCATTCGTAAAGCAGAAGACAAGGACCATGTACAGATTTGGGATATCACATCCTCATGTAAGTTTGCGAAGCGTCACTTGACACAACGTAAGCAGTTCTACAAAGAAGCCAACTATCCTTTCAGTATAGAGAAATTGGACTATTAATATCTTGACATATACAGTAAAGGTTGATATAATAACATCATGAGAATACTTACCCTTGAAAATACTTCGTATAATCTAGAGACATTGCCTGATGAAATAGATGATCTGCGATTTTCTATTTTAGATAACAGCGTCCCTGCTAATGTAGATTATCATTTTATACCCCTTATCTTTTTAGAATCGTTTAATAGTCCTGCATTGGTATTGAAGATTGCAGATAAAGTGATTAAGATGCCGATGGATTGGCAAGTGCTAATTGGTGAACAAGAGCATGGAGATTTAGAAGCATTACCTCTTTCGAGTCTTAATGACAGAGGATTCAATGCCTTTCAATTTAATTCACTGACATCATTTGTCCCGACATTCTTGCCTATTGAGATTCTTGATATCTATCCAGAAGTTACATGGTATGCACCCAGATTGAAAAATGGTCAATTTTTAAGCGTCCCTATTGATGAAGGAGAAAAGCCCAGATGCGTGTATTTCATTAAAGAAGTCAGTAGAAACTGTGAAATTGTAGATTATTCTTTAGCTTACTAAAAGGAGAC